AGTAGGGATGGCTCTACTAGGTACTTCTGGTGCTGGAGCTTTAACTGGAATAGGAGCATCTGCTGTTGATTTAGTAACTGGTCCTGATCAGTTTTATAACAGCGGTGAACTTCCGTTGAATTATATGTATTCACTTCTGCCAATGGGTGGAGCTGCAATCGGTGCAGGTGCAGCTGGTGGACTTGTTAAAGGAGCATTCACAATGACTCCAGAGCAAGAACGTGCTTATGTAGCTACTGAATTATCAAACGCCAAAAAGAATGCAGTAAACCGTGCAAAGGAAATAGGAACACAAGCAGCCATTAATGAAATGGCAGATATTAAAAACAATGCGGCTGCACGTTTACAATCAAGACAGAAAGGCCGATTAAATACTGCCAGGCTTGCTGGTTCAGTTTTAGGCCAGTTAGCTGGATTAGGAATTGCTCTACCCAAGCTAGAAGATCAACCAGCAGTGCAAACAGTTTCAGGACTTTATTATGGATAAAGACACCAAAGAGAATTGGCAACGAGTTAAGGAAGCACTAGAAGAATCAGGTGCTACAGACAACTTCTACTACAAACGGGCAGTAGCAATTGTTTCAGGTAAGCCAGATCCGTTTGAATCCAAATTCAAAGAAGAAGAAGAATGAACTCACGAATGGCCGGTACAGAGCTAGTAGCAAGAGGCTTCCTGCCACCCTTAGATCAGTTCGGTGAAGGCTGTGCAAAGCGCCCTGAGTCCTGGCCACCACCGGTTAAGCCGCAGATGAGCCACGGACCACCCTTACTTGGCACTATGCCTGTGGAAAACTAAGGGGGTCTTGAGATAAGAATTCCTTATTGGTTGAGTCACTTAGCCGTGTTAATTTGGGGTAGGTAACGCTTAAAGAGAGGGTTCGAATCCCACCCTCTCCGTTTTTCACACATAGGGCTGCACTTTTTAGCTCTTGTCTATAGACTAACGATAGGCGTTGCTTATAACCCCACAAAACATGAAAGTATCTGATCTCGTTCAAGAGCTAAAAGTCCTGTATCCAAAGTTAAGGCCAAGCACCTTTGCTTGTTGGGACAAATCAATCAAACCAATTGCCCACTTGCCTGTTGAATCAATCAACAAAGCAGCGGTAGAGCGTTACAGAATCCAGTCATTGCAGGAGCTTTCAGAGAGCACTGTTGTGACACGGATGGGATATTGCAAAGCTATATGGACCAAAGCTTTACGCTGGGAAAAAATCGAAGGAAAAAACGTATGGGAATACGGGGATGATGGCTTAGAGAAAAAAGAGCGTGATCCTGAGTACAGGCCTTGGGAGTTCTGGGAGGAATACCACGAGCACCCTTGGTTCCGTTTCCTTTGGTACAGCGGAGCAAGGATTGGCGAGATTGCCGGATTAGATCCAAAGAACATTGTAATGAATGCAAAAATCCCTTACTTCAATTTTGTGCATCAACCTAATAGGATGCTCAAGAATGATGCTTCAGTTAGGAAAGTACCCATTCATCCTTCTTGCTTCAATTATATTGATCGCTTTGTAATGACTAAAGCAAAAGGAAATCATGGACATAAATGGAGCTGGGAAATGGGTGATCGCTTAGGACTACCCCCAGGTGAAGCTGCTCATTCATTACGACATGCATTCCATACACAATGCAGAGACAATGAAACTGAAGAATATATGCTTGATATACTCACAGGACATGCAAAAAAAAGTGTCACTGCAAGGTACGGAAGAACCGGAATGCACTTACTTAAGAAAGAGATTTATAAATTCGCGCATCACTGACTACGCTCACTACGCTCACTACGCACTCTCCTATATACTGTTTATTTTAAAAGGTATAGAGGGGAGCGTACTATATAAATAATAGGTATATAGAAAACAAGTGTAGTTAGCGTAGCTATGTAGCTAAAATATAAATGGTATAAATTTAAAACAATGGGAATTATTGAATCACCTGTATTTTGGATTATTGTCGCCGCTGCTAGTGAAATTATTGCATTAACACCTCTTAAATCTAATAGTGTTATTCAACTTGTACTAAGCGCATTAAAGGCAGTAAAACCTACAAAAAAGATCTGAACATCCCTGACGACGGTCAATGGATATTTAGATACGACAGTAGAAGTTCTTTTGAACGACTGCAACATATAATACAGAGGAAGAAGTTTTATGCGACTCTTCCTCACAAAATCAAAGCTGCTGAACAAGAGTGGTTAGATAAACAACCAGACGAACCTGAGCTGGATTGGGAGTTTGAGGAAGTCGGTAAATTTGGTCAAGATGGCTGGACTATTTCGTACACTCACAAATCAGTGAAAGATGATTGATCAAGTAATTCCAGCAACTATTGCTCTTACAACAGGTGTTGGAGTTATAATTCAACGATTACATAACAGAATCAATAGCTTAGATAAACGTATTGACAATATGGAACTAAGGATTGCTGAATCATATGTGAGTAAAGGTGATTTCAACTTAGCTCTAAGCAGAATGGAAGACCACATGATTCGAATAGAAGAGAAGTTAGATGAGTTAGTAAGAGGGACTAGGCATTAAAAGAGACATGCCTTAATTAAAGTTAAGGTAAGTTGCTGGACAACTGCATGCAAATTGAAGAGTGTTGGAGGGAGCTAATGTACGACCTCCAATGTCTTAATAAGAGAACTGCCAAAAAACAGTTCAAACACATTATTAGATCTAGCTTTGGCGGTCTCTGTGCTTATTGCAGAGTTGAAAGAGCGACAACCGTAGATCACATCATTCCTAAATGCAGGGGCGGTACATCATTTAAAAACAACCTATTACCTTGCTGTGTTTCATGCAATCGCAGCAAAGGTAGTGAAAACTGGTTAGATTGGTACAAACGACAGGAATATTACAATGAAGTTGTTACTGAGGTTATTAAAGAATGGATAGAAAATTCGCAGTACTCAAAAAATGAACACGACGACTGGGCTGACAATAGAACAACGTTTCGCCTTACAAAGAGCGAGATTCGAATGTTCGAGGATGAGCAGACATGCACTGGAGAAGACAGCATTACGACTGCTCAAATCGAGAATGGAACAGAAGAACGGAGTACAGAATGTGCTTATGGCTAATGGAATAATGTTTAAAATTGATGAACAGCAAGGTGGTTTACCTGAAATTATTTCTGAGGAAACTTTCTGTGATCTCTTGAAACTTCAAAGCCAAGATGAAACAGATACGATGCCAACAGATATTTATGATGAAGGCTACGAGAATGATGACCTTGAAGATGATGGTCTTCAATTCGTATAAATTAAGCTAGACTACCAAAAGTTATAAAGTATATATGGAATACGTATTGGGACCAGTGCTTGCTTTAATGCTAGGCATGAAATTTACTGACTGGAAAACAGATCAACAAAATAAGAAAGTAAAAGAGTTTCAAAGCCTAATTGAAAGCACTAGCGCAGATATTGAACTGCTTCAGACTGCATATGATCGCATCGAAAGCCGTCATAAAGAAATAGACCAAGAGCTGCTTAAGAAAGTAATGACCACAATTACTCCTATAGCTAAGGCAGTAGTCAAACTAAATACGGAAATTGGGATCCGATGAATAGAGTAGAGCTGCTTGAATTCTTTAACGAATTCCAGAAAGGCTCACCACACCATTTAGCGGCAGTCAAAATTCTTGAAAATGAATTACCTGATCATCTGCTAGATGAAGACTCAGATTGGATTGTCTGTTTTAATGCAGCAACTTGGGAGGAGTATAATGATAAAGACGGATAATATAAACTGTTGGCTTTAAATCAATTCCAAAACACTACTGTAGATCGTCGTAGGTTATCTGATCAAGATAAACGAGACTACAATCGGGGTGCTAGGGAAGATCAGAAGAGCCTTAAAAGAGTTAAAGCACGTAAAGCTGCAGAGAACTGGCGTGAAGGTGCTGAGCCAGATACTGTAAGCAGATCACCAGGCTCTGGTGGATTCCTGCGTGGCAGGGAAATACAACAGTTACGTATGAGAGAAGTAGGCAAAGAAAGACGCAGAGCAGAAACTCTTAGGACAATTGAGTAGTCTTTTTAATCTGCATCAATCGACCAAAACCTTGGCGAGCTACATCTAAAGCATCATCGACATCTCCACCTTCTAACATGTCCATTACGGTGGCTCTAAGTATGCTGCCCATTTCAGGAATACCAGCAGCTTCAAAGCCTTCAGCAGTTACTTCTGATAGGAAGGCAGCTTTCTCTGATTTATCATTTAATTTACCAGCGATGCCAAAGTCAAGTTGCATTGGCCTGCCAGTCATTTTGTGATAACGAACATTGCCATTGTGCCTGTCTTCTAAGCGAACTCCTCTAAGAGCTAGCTGACCTAGCTGCTGATTTACACGAACAGCATTCATACCTGTAGGAAAATCTCGATATCTTTTGCCACGAGTTTCGTAATTATTACTGATATCTTGCATCTCAATACGATTACCTACACCCCCTTTAAAAGTTTCAACACCAGCAACTCTGGGAGCAATGCCCATTTCAGCAGCAATAGCTTGTAAGTTAGCTTCATCTATCACTTTTGGATTATCACCAGGCAAACCAAACTTACCCTCGTCTCTCTGGGTTAACTGCTTCATTACGTTGCCAGGAACATCAGAAGCAAATACGACAGCATTGCCACCAGTTCCAATTGGAGTACTGCGGTTGGCTGCTAATTTACCTTCTCTAAGATATTCATTGATAATATCACCAGCCTTTCTAATCATAAGTACATATAGTTACCTTTATTAATTGTAGAAAATAATAAAAAAGAGCCTCCGAGAGGAGGCCCTACTTATGTTTATAAAATCAGAATGTGTAGCGCAGATCGAATTCTACAAGCCAGTTGTTGTCATCAGAAATGCGGACATTCTCAACGGAGACTGCTGTGCCTAAGTTTTCCGTCAGTTCAGCAAACAAACCACCTTCAACAACGAAGGTGCCATCTGAATCACCATCAGTGTTTGTGAATACACCGCCGCCGATTTCGACATAGGGAACTACAGGAGCATCCAGGTTGTCCCACTCGTACCCAACACGGGCTGTGAAGAGAGTTGCGTCATATTCGCTGTTGACACCCATGATGTCGGTTTCAGTGCTTACGTAGGGTGCTGCCATAGCAGAAGCACTACAGAAGCTTGCAGCTGCCAAACAAGCAGCGAAAGTCTTGGAAATAATAGACATAAAAAATTGATGAAAGATATGTATAGCAAGTATTAATACTGCTTAAATTATTATAGATGGATGAATATAAGAAAAGTGGATATCACTTAGTAAAGTGGTAATCACATTTCTTGCTTTCAAGATCATAAATCACGCTTACAAATCCATCGTGTGGAGTGATAGTAATGTCATCAGGTGTTGGACCAGTATGCCAAACACCTAGTACTTGAGCTTTCATTCCTTTCTCTGGGATACCTACCACTTGCCCATCACGGAAGAATGCAGTAGCTACACCAGCATTATCTTCAAGTACAGCCATGAGATTAGATTGCATATTACTATTACAATAAAGCTCAAAGTCTGTAGCAGGATACCGATTTGATTCGTGAACCTGTGGCAATACTGATGGAGTATTGACAATAGTTCCAAAAGCTATTGCCACAATTGAATTAAAAAACATAATTACATATATTCAGAGCAGGGGTCCTGCTAGAAATATTATAGGAGCAATTATGCAATTAGCGGCAAAAGTATTTCACTGATAGCAGTACTCTACGCCGCGATATGTGTAGCATCTACCAGCTTTGTCTTCTCTGATGAAACTCACTACTTGCATCTCATTTTTCTGATGATGCTCGCGCTCTACTTTAGAACGCAGCTCCTTACGGCGAGCTGATAGAAGCCCTTGCACGGTTACGCTAGTCATTTGGTTGTCCTCAAAAGTGTGAATGAATTCCCGTTGCTTCGCCCCCTCAAGGGTTACTTGCGACCTAGCTAAAGGTTCAACGCACTTACTTATATTGTATATGTTTATCTACTAACATATGGAACCTTGCCGTTCCACAGTGCATCTAAAATGTAACGTCCTTCATTACGTAAAACTTTATCATCTTTATCTGGAGGAGGCATATTGCCCCTAATACGCTGTTCAGTCGCGTTGCCAATAGCTCCAACCAAATCAGTAAAGTCAGAATAAATTGGTCTGCCACCTGCAGCGCCTCGGCCATAATCTACAACTTCATATTCACCGTTTTTGATTTGTAGCCCATAAGCTTTACCATCAGGCCCAATGACTCTACTAGGTTCATTAGTCTTTTGATACTCGCGTCCACCAATTACAAGAGGTAGTTCTGTATTGGCAACAGGACCGCCTTGTGGAATTAAATTAGTGAATGCTCCATAGATAGATTGTTCTGGTGATTCGCCTGCAGCAAACTGTAAAGCAGCGTCGGCTGCGACTTCAACGCCTAAACCTTTAGGTATGTTGGTAAGCGCTGTACCTGGACCCTTACGAACAATACGCGGCTGGGTAGTAGGTGTATTAGGAGTAGTTGCTGGCTTAGGTGCTGGAATCTGATCTAGATCTCTTAGAAGCGATTCAGTGGTAGGTGTTCTAGGTCGAATTACACGCCCATCACGGAAATACTCAACGTTTGTACGCGGTCCACCAAGATCTTCTAACAATTGGCCTGCCTCCTCACTTATACGACGCATATCAGTAGGTTGAGTATCTGGAGGAATCCCTAATTCCTGCATTAACTTACTCGATTCATCACTTATAGCTCTTATATCTCCTTTCATAGCATCTAGATTTCTAAGACTTTTAGGTAACTCAACTGTGGATGGTAGTTGATCAGGAATAGCTTGAGGTTTAGGATTATTCATATTATCTATAAATTTACGCATCTGAGCTTGACTATCTCTTCTTGCTTGTTGACTATTCAGCACCCTCGGATCACGAGGATTCATTGTAGGTTCAATTTCTAACAATTTTCTATTACGCCATTGATCGACCATATCTGCATTAAACTCTCTACCTGCTGAGCCTTCAAAGTAAGCGGGAGGATACTGCTTTATCCTTCTTGCATAATTATTAAGTAAGTCAAGGTCATCAGGTGCTTTGCCTTTTGACTGCCAGCGATCGTTTTCTATTTGAAAATAGTTAGGAACTTGCTCTAAATCTTTTAAGGCAGGATGTGTACGCCAGCGATGACGTGAACGTTCAAAGTCATTATCAAATTCAATCATTTGTTGATTCCTTAAGTCGTTGATTTCATCTGGGAAAGCGACTTCAGTACCATGGGTTATACCACGATAGTCACCTGGATCATTAAGCAGATCTCGTGATTCGCCTTGAAGATTCATCCAAGCTTGACTAAGTTCATCTCTATCAACAATAGGAGTCCGAAGTGCTTTTTCATTTAGCTCAGCATCCCATCGGGCTTGAACGCCTTGATTAATATCAATATCAAAATCTGTATAGTCCTTGGCTTGACTAATAAGATCTTCAGGCGTACCTAAGCGAAACAATCCAGCAAATCTATTTGACATTTATTCATTGCTTATATATTTTATATTTTATCTATAAAATAAGGCTAACTAATATCCCTTGCAAACTCAAATTCAAATATACAGCCTTGTAAAAAGGGTTTTAAATGTAATAGCTGCTCTTGATCAATACTGCCTTGACCAGTCCACTTCTCTAAAGTAAGAGAAACTGCAGAGTGCAAGGCACGAACGCCTCGCTCATCTATTGTTATCTGTACAGTATCATTTTCCATACAGATATTGTATCAATGTGTATTAGCCCAATTGTCTCCACTGTCTGCAGAAGCAGCAATAGGAACTCTGAACTTATAGTATTCCCCTGCTAATGGAGCAGCAGCTTCTAATAAGCTCTTGACTCGCTCTACTTCAGATGGAACTACAGATAGCTGTACTTCATCGTGTACGTATGCACAGCGCGTGTAATCGGTGTTATAGGTAAGACCTGCTTCATCAAGTAGATCTTGGCCGATGACACACCAGCGCTTAGATAAAATCGCGCCCGCACTTTGAAGCAAAAAATTTAAGGAACTATGCTCAGCCCTACAAAAAATAGGCCTCCTATCAAGACCAGTAAGGCGGCCAGCTCCACGAACTCGTTGTTTGACGGCATTAATTAAAGGCTCCAATCCAGGAATAGCATCTAAGAACTTTCTACGTAAGTCTTGACCGAGAGATTTTTTCTGTGCGTCAGAGTACTCAGGATGTAATGAGTGGCCAAGCTTTGCGTCACCAGCCCCATAAATGAAAGCATAAGTGATAGTCTTGACTTCTTTACGAGTACAGCCAACACGATCAGCATTTTGCTGGTGTATATCACCATTGAGTACAACGTCAGCAAAGTTGCCATTGTCATAAACGCTGAGGTAGTGGCCTAGGCATCTCAATTCGAGCCCTTCTAAATCAGCTCCAACCATTAACATTCCAGGATGTGGAATAAATAGTTGTCGTGCCCAAGGTGCAGAAACGACTTGCCCCAAATTTGGAGATCGGTGCGCGTTTCTTCCGCTGATAGTTGCTAAAGAACAAGTGTGATGAATACATCCATCATCTTCGATTGTATTAAACCAGCTATTGGTACCCTCTGATAACTGTCCCAACCACTTCTGTAATGTCAGCAAACGAATAAAACTTTCGCAATCATCATGCAGTGCTTGGTTGTCTTGCTGAAGTGCAACATCTCTCATCTCTGAAAGAGTAGCTTCATCAACCTTTGGTTTGCCTGTCTCAGTAACTTTAATGAAACGAGCACCTCTAAAGTGCTGTAGAGCCCAAGCAATATGCTGCCTACTCGTAGGATTGAATGGCAGTAACTTCGTCATAGGGGCACCAGCAAAGTAACCCTCTTTAGCGTTCTTGCGCTTAGGTGTAAAAACCTTGCCAGGAACATAGTTGTATTTAGTCGAAAGCTTCTCTTCGATATCATTCATCTCAGATGAGAGTTCAGATCTGACACGGACTGCTGCATCCATATCAAAGCGAAATCCACTGGCTTCTTGTTGAGCCATCAGTTCCGCCATACGCATTTCAAGAGAAACACAATCAAGCATCATCAACCTCCGTTGCTTTGTTGAATCCAAATTTTTCTTTAATCGACTTCTCTCTTTCTTCAGACCGACTCTTTTGAGCAAGCTTCGCTACGTTCTCCATAACTTTGAGAGTATCTTCAATGGAAGAAGTCTTTGGCATACGTTTATGCACAATGTCAAAGAGTGGAAAGAAACGATCAGAAGCTTCGGTAATTTCTTCTGGAGTAAGAGGATCATTTTTTTCAGGCATTGTTCTCTCCGTTGTTTTCTTCATCTGAATAAAAGCGATATGTGTACCAGTCATTAGTAAAGCTGTCTCTAAGCCACATCACTGGGCATGAGTCTAACCAATCATAAAATTCATCAGACATAATCATTCATCCTGCGTTGCATAAGTGCCCAAAGTTTCATAGTTACAGCTGTATCTTGAATGCAATAATCAAGCATCTCAGGAGTGTATTTATCCCATGCCCCGTCGTGCTTACCAAAATCCCCCTTAAAGCATTTAAGTCTGTGACCCCAGGCTTCAAGGGAATGACGCCCGTACAGGCGGAGAGGCATGCCTGCAGGCTGCCGTTCGTGATCTCTATCTTGAATGTGTGGATAAAATAGCCTGCTAAGAACAAGAGTATCCATCACTTTGCCGACAGGATTGAAGGCAGGAAACTGTTCTTTGAGAAGTGGAATGTCAAATGAAATGATGTTATGCCCAATGAGCACATCAGCATTTTCTAATTGCATTACTCCCTGAATGAGTTCTCGCTCAGGTTTATGATCATAGACGTAAGTATTCCCATCATCACCATTGCGAGTAACAATACAGTGAATACTGGAACCACGCCTGAGAAGGCCGGTAGATTCAAGGTCAAATAGTAGTTGAGTTGTCATTGGTTGTTTCTGGATCTGCGACATCAAATTCATCTGGTGCGAAATCTTTTCTTCCCGTGAAATTTTTCGGGTCGCTTTTTGGGTCATCATAGGAATTAAGTGAGTATTGTTCGTCTAAAGATATGGGCTCAATTGATATAGCTAATTCTCTGGCTAATCTTGCTGCTCGTTTAAATTCATCCTTATAGCGTGTCTCCCAATCGTGGGATAAGAAATAGATGTTTCTAATACCCATAACATAGCACTGGAAGACGCAATGTGAAAACGGATAGCGTGTTGTATATACAACAGCTCCAGGTGTAGGAGTACCTCTCTTTGCTGCTGTTGCAATTGCATGTGATAGACAATCGACTTCCACTTGGGAAGCTGTATAAAAGCTACGACCATCTCCGATAACTTCTCTGTCCCGAACAAGGACACAACCTCCAGGTGCAATAGGGTGCGAGGATGCTTGTGCAATTGTTTTAGCAAGTGTCAGAAAGAATCGATCTTTGTTCTTAATATATGTTGGATCTCCTTTAGGACTTGGCATATGTCACGTTATGACTCTAGTATTCCTATATTAGATATTGAAAGACGATAACGCGAACATCTAATGAATAAGAAAGAGTTCACTAACAAGGCATATAACGACAACACAATTGATTTTCCTCAAACTTTTTTTGATGATAACTGGGGTGGTGATCAAAGATCGACATGGAAAACATCAATCACTTTTGAAGAGGATTTGGTGAATAGCCCAAGTCATTACACAAAAGGCAGGGCTGAAGCAATTGAAGTCATAGAGGATGCAGTCAGTGAAGCTCCTGGTGCTTATACAGGATTTTTGCAGGGACAAGTTCTTAAGTACATGCTCAGGCTGTGGCACAAAATTGATGCTAAACAAGATGCACAGAAAGCACGTTGGTATTTAAACAGACTGATTGATTCGTTAGACTAGAAAGGCGCTGAGAAGCGCCTTGACGATTGCTAACATCGACGAAAGAACAGATAATTGTTACGTAGTTCTAGGGATTCATGATCCTGTATATGTGGCATTAATTGTTTATAGATTTGATCTGTATCGTGGATATGGTGCTTGAAATAAACGCAGTAACCGTTAGCTAACTCTTTATCAAGCGGATAATACCAAGCATATACTTGAAAACATTCCCAAGGATCTAGACCTTGTGAAACCCAACTGTTCAGTTCCTCAAGGCGCTGGGCAGTTTTTACTATGTGAGCTTCATGTGCATGCTCTTCTGGAATAAACAATTCACCGTAATAAAGAAGAGCGTGCTTCCACATAAGCATCCCATCCTTCTGTATGAGGCGGCAAGGATGCACTGAGTTCCCAGAAGGTAAGTTGTAGAAGTAATCCTTAGTTATGTGCTTGGACATTAAATCTCACCTTTAGTGTCCTCGTAATATTCCAAATCTTTCTTCCAGTTATCTCCTGCATATTCATTGTAAATAACTCTGCCTACATCTCTGAATGAACTATAGAACAGAGAGATACGGTCAATATCACTTACGGAGTGATCTAAGGGGGGACCATAGACAATGACATTCCAGGTTGATGGACACACGGATTCAAATCCTGCGGACGTTGCTCGAAGCTGCTTAATCCTTTTAAATGGAATACAAATAGGATAATCCCAAATAACAGGGCAAGCTCGTAGAATCTCTGAAGCACTCGAAAAATATACAAAGCTATTGATATAGCCGTTTCTATATTCGTTGATGGTTTTGTTAAGCCATATCCTAGAGTTTTTAACTGCTCCTTTTGCTGCAACCCAGACGTTTCCATGCCATCTTTCTTGAAGCGGATTAACCTCAATAGATGGTATAGATGTCGCATTTACGAGCACCTGTTGAACAGGATCAGAAGTAGGATCAAAATCAATACTTCCCATTACAGATCGAGCACGCTCAATAATTTGAGGTGTTGGATAAAGTGGAAGTTTTAAACTTTCTTGTTTTAGTTTATCCTGTAAATTCTGATGCAATCGCTCTGAGGCTTTCTTGGCCCCGACCTGCTTCGATTGCAAATGTTCTTGTTCCAGCATCACTGATCAATGTAATTAAAACGTTTTGAGTCCAATCATTTTCATCAATCTCTTCCATAAGTCCACGAAGGAACTTGAGGATGTCCTCATCTTCTTCACGTTCAGCTACACGAATGTCAAATTCAATTTCATTGCCTGACATATATGTAGTTGAATCGTTCACCAAGTTAATGACAAGAGACCCCGCGCCTTTCTTAGAAAGACCGTTGAGAGCAATATCAATAAGATCAGACAGTATCAATTCAGCAGTTGCCATAAGGAATTTCTGCTCTTGCTTCTTATCTTCACCAAACTTGTCGGATTTAATAAGCTGTTGTAAAAGATCTGTTCTTCTAGACATAATTGGATGACTCTCTCTAAAGAATAATTAATTTAAAAGTCGTTCGTGGGATTTTCATCTTCGTCGTTATCAATAGGATTATTCAGTAGATCTAAATAATCTTTATTAATTTGACTTGGATGTGTGCCGGTTAACATGTCAACCATTACAGCTTGAAAGCGTGAGCCAAAGTCTGTACTTGGATCAAGCAGCATGTCTTCATCAATAATAGATTCAGAATTAGCTTCAAGCTTTTCTTGCTCTTTAATTGCCTCTTCCATTTCAAATTCTGCGATCTGCTGCTTTAAGGAGTGCAACTGACACGCAAGCTCAAAACTTTCACTGAAACATTCTTGATCTACAAATACCCCAATCTTTTGTGGTATTAAATGGAACGGGTTGCAGCAGTACTTATTGCCACATGTAGTCTTAACTCCAGTAAAACCTAAGTCACCCCAGGTGAACCACATAGCAACACGTTGAGGATGGTGCTGTGTAGAGGAGCTAATGCCGTGCCTTCTCCAAGAGAACTGAGGCTGCTGTGTATTTGGATTACGGCAGCCATTCCAGTCCCAGCATTCATGCGGATCTCCGATATCCACTTGACTCCAGAATTTCAAAGCACGTTTGCGCTCTTTTTTAAGTAGCCGGTTGATATCGAAGGAAAGTCTGCCTTCCCTAGCAGCAGCAACACACCTGACACAAGCCTGATGGCTGTCAAAGCGCATGGAGCTGCAACTAAAGCGACCTATGGCATGCCCGGCATAGAGGCAAAGCTCACCAGGCTCTGCGACATTAGACAGCTGTAGATTGCGTCTGCCATAAGCGTGTCCACCACGTTTCTTACTGGGCTGTGACTCAGACATTAGATTGTATTTTGAGCTGTGTATGAGCCACCTAAGGCAGGATATTGATCATCAACAGGGAGAAGTTCCAAGTGTTTATTGATCATATATTCATAGCGAGTGGAGTTTTCGTATTTAATACGCACAAGCTTTGCCCTTGGTGTGTAGTACTCAGGCTTGCCGACAACTAAAGCAACCATGTTGTTAGGAGCAACACGAACTCGTTGTCCGATTTGTACATCGTCTGCATTCATATTGATTACCAATACTAATAAAAGTTTAATTAAAAGTCCTTTAAAATGTGATCTTCAGGAAGAGGATCATCAAGAGGACGTTGCCAAACACGGATTGATTTAAATCTGCCAGTTACAGAATCCTTGCGAGAAGTTACAAACTTTCTCCAACCTAATGTTTGAAGGCAATCTGTTACGCGGCGAGACTCTCTTCTACCCTGTTGTCTGGGGTCAAGCTCAAGAGCAGTGGTCAAGATGTCAGTGACATTAACCTCTTCTCTAATGGCAACATAGGAAGCGATCTTATCCATCCAAGGATCTGGATCACCAAACTGTTGTATGTATTCAGAGATTTGAGCAATCTCACCACTATCGAATTCATAGAGCTGCCCGTTTCTATAAGCCTGCACAGCTGCAGACCACATAGAATCTCTTTCTTGAGACAGGCGTTTCCAAGGAATTTGAAATCCGTTAGGAAGTTCTAGTGGGATAAACCTCCTATTACCGGTACTGTCAACCAGAAACTGGTTACGATTAGTAGTACCAATAAGGAAAAACCTGCGATTAAGCTTAGAAGGTAACGCAGCATAAGGGTAACGTACTTCATCACATCTAGTAGTAATTAGATTCTTGAAGTTCTCAATATTTTTAGCACTAAAGAAATGGTCAATTTCAGGTAGTTCTAATAACCACGCAACATGCATTCGATACTGCTCCTTCATTAGTGTATCTAGAGGAGTAGTAATTTCAGCAAATAAACCAGACGGTACTAAGTGTCTACTAAACATTGATTTACCAGCACCCTGAGCACCAACTAAGATTGGTAACCAAGACATAGAACAGCCTGGATCAAATGCTCTAGCAACTGCACCAATCATCATTCTTTGCATAGCAAGAGTTGCTATACGATGAGTGTTACCTAAGTAAATCTCACCAATATTTTCCCAACCTGCATGCGGAGCATTGTTGTCAGCGCAATTATTTAGATAACGCTTGATAGGACAATAATTATTTCTACCTGCAGCGTACTGAATAGCAGCTTTGACTCTTTGTTCAGGTATGAAAATACCATTCTCACAACTAAGTTTAGTAGTCATGAGTTCCAAGTCATTGCCTTGGAGAGATATGGTTAAACCAGTATTAGTGGTGTATTCAATAGATCCAGTTAATTCATTTTTCCTAAGATCAGAAAATACAGACTTAACTGATTCAACATCATTTGCTCGTTCTTTAGCAGCATCATCAGAGCCCTTCTTAGGGCGACCACGCTTTTTAACCAAACTAATGTCTGGTATAGGTTCAATCTCTGGAGCCTCACTCATATTATTACCTCCTTTATGATGAGTAATTACTTGATCTAAATCAGGGATAGGATCGAATTCGGTATATCCGAGTGCGTTTCCTACAGCACCAAAACGAAGATGATCTGGCAGATGCTTAGTCCAACCACTATCTTGCTTCTTCGCTAATGAATATAGCGTAGTGTGCCCTGAATAGTTACCTAATCCCCTCCATTTAAAGGGACGAATATTCTCTTCTTTCTCGCCATGGTGACCTTTAAGTACCCACTCAACCCAACTATCGAACATGACGTTGCCCATGCCAGCACACGCAGCCATAACAGGCACGTAGTAGCTCTCGTACTCACCATCTTCTGAGGGCTTTAGAAAGTTTGCTAGCAACCACTGGCAGCGCTCAATATCTATAGGAGAGACATCGTTAGCAACAAAGTCAGTAGGCCTATCTTCATAGTCAATATCCTTTAATAGGAATTCAGGCACAAATGCACCATCATTCTTCTTGACTATTGCTTGTGTATTGCCATACCAAAGTCGCTCAGGTTTTTGACCGCAATTGTCTGCAAGCTTTTCAAGCTCTAGCTCGGCAAGTAAACGGTTGACAACTAACCAGTAAGCGCCTCGGTGTTGGCTGATTGATTCGAGTGTAAGTTCCAGGGGGAATAACGCTCGGAATCTATGCTCTTGATCACTATGACTAGATGAAGTGTAAGTAGCAATACACCATTGTTTTGCTGTATCACATTCCCAAAATCTATCAAGAGTAGTATCACCATCAAAATCGATAACAATTAAGTTGCTACCGTTTGCATTATCGGACTTACGGTGACGATCTAGGAAATGAGTGGCACACCAGCCGTAGCCGTGCTGTACCCATCCAAGTAACCAGTCAATATCTTCAAAAATATTAGACCAACCTTTGGAGACCTTCTCAGGATTTTGCTTGTTCTTGCATCTCTTGTGAACCGATATTTTCAGTTTCATTATCTATTTCGTGGAATTGACTGACTCTTTTTAGGAATCTACTTTCGTATAAATTAAGTTGATCGCCATCAATAAATATACCTTGGGAAATCTCCGGTGTAGATACGATGATCAAAGCGACATCACATCTGAAACCAGTCCGCTCTTCTAAAGCAAGCCGATAAGCTGCCATTTGTTGAGCACACTTTTGATACTTCCTAAACCCACCGAAGCCCATTCGATCGCCTCTATCAGGGAACGAATTTCTATATGGACCGTTGCTTGTCTTAAAGTCCGCTATCACCTTAACACCTCCAATCTCACCTATCAAGTCTGGACATCCAGCGTAACGATGTTCTGTACTCCAGACAAAAGCAACTTCTTTATCGTCGCTCCGTAGGTGGTACCAGTCAGGCCTAAGTGGCCGCTCACTCCAATGCAGTACATCAAACCAGTCAAGGTATGGTGACATGCCGTTCCAGAATGGTTGATACTCCTCTGGAACAGCTGGATCTAAACCTCTGAGATAGTTTTCGCAGCCAAGGTGAATGGCAGATCCTCTTTTAGATGCTTCTTCTAGTGCACCGGGATTATTTGTTTGCCATGTAGCCAATGATTTTTTCGATTTTTCTGATTCTGTAGCTGACAGCACAGTAGTAACGGAAGGCATATACATTCCGCTACATAGGTATTTACGATAACCAGCTGCCGTTTGAATGCGGAAAGGCTGATCAGTAGTCATCTTGTGTTAGTTGTTCCTCTTGAAAACCTGAGCTGAAATTTGTAGGTTGGGTCTGTTCTTGAAACATGGCATATAGTTGTCCAGTGGCATTGCCTACAGCTTCGGTTACTTGAGCCATAGCAGCAACTTGCTGCCTAAGTTCAGCAACCTCTTGGCGAAGAGCAATTACATGATCCATAAGGCTCGGCTGCTTAACAACAGGCGCTGCTTGCTGCTGCGGTGCAACAGGTGCAGTCACTTGATTAGCAGCTTCGTTAGGAACGTTGCCCGACATAATCGAAGCGATACGCGCCTGTAGTTCAGGCGGAAGATTATTCATATTAAAGTTAGTCATTAGAAGTCAGCATCATTAGATTGTTTTTTCGTTGCTTTTTTAGGCATTACTCTGGATCCACTTTTGTCATCACCACCAGCCGGGAGACCTTTCTCATCAACTTGTTTTCCATCAAATGGATCCTTCCCTTCAAAGAAATTAGGAAGCCAGATAGATTCTTTTTCGGTAGCCCACTGTTCTTTAATCTTTGCAGAAACAGCTCGGACTTTTGGTAAGATACTATAGCTTGTTTCAAGACCAGTGCCTTTACGGCTGATTTTAATCGAGAAATTAGCGAGCCCTTCTTCTGTCCAAGTGTAGTCATCAATTTCCTGCAAGATTTCAGTTAGTTGTTCACGCAATGATTTCTGTTCTATAAACATCACTTCAAGACGTGAACGAGACGCAGAACTAGCAGTCCAAGCTAGGAATCGTCTGGGCTTGACGAAGGTGCCATCGATTTTGGGGCGGTCTGGTTTACTCCAGTCGGTCTCTCTAGCCAGATCACTCGGTGTTCCAGGATGAGAACGAGTAACAACGTAGCCGTTAAAACGAAGGTCACCAGTCTTGTCATCACGGCATTCGGATGCATATTGCCATCCGACGATTGCGTGTCCTGTTTCATAGCATCCGAGCAGGCGAAACTCTTCGGAATCACCATCTTTAAGTGAGCTTGGTTTCCAGTAGGGTTGTGGTTCTTTAGTTTCAATTCTATCTTTAGGAGTTTCTAAAAGTTCAGGTGGGAGTACTTGAAGGGTCATATTAAATATTTGTTGACCCTATTAATATAAGCCGGTAATTGATTAAACGTGAGCCAATAAAACCTCATATTTATATAGATTATTAGTTAGATTTTTAAAGAAATGATATATAACTATGGAACGGGAATATCCTGTTCCCGGTACAGAAGGAAAGTATATTGCAACTGAATCAGGTGAAGTATACTCTTATAAAACCGGGAAGAAAAAAATACTCAAGCAAAGTGAATTGATAAGCCCAAGGTCTAAACGCAGAGACATGAGGGTTGGAATGGTTATTAATGGAAAGCCAAAAACACGCAGAGTATCTAGAGTTGTACTGTCTGCAAAATTAAACAGAGTGTTAGAAGTGTGGGAGCATGCATGCCACATTGATGGCAATCATTTAAATAACACAATGCAAAATTTACAAGCAGGATGCTTTCTCAACAATATAATTGATGACATAGAAAATGGATCACGGCAGACATCTAAACAAGAAATCGACCGTGCTATTCAACGTTTGACAGAGCTACGGAAATCTCTGTAAACAGGGTGCTCCCACCAATACGGTGGGCGCTTTCTGTACTTACAAAACAAGGGCCTAGTAGTCTGGCGTCGGATCAATCTCCGAGTATCCAACCGAGCTAGAGTCCGATGGCGCACCCCGTTTAGCTGGTGCACGTTCCTTTCTAGTAGTGAAATCATCCGCGACAATGGCGCGATAGGCACTGTCAGAATCATCCTTACGGTATTCGCGCAGATAGCCTTGCACACAGATAGGGCGTCCCTTACGAATACGCGCAGAGATTTTCTTTTTACGTTGTTCATGTGTCTCCATGTATAGCCATGTAGTAATTTCTGAATCATCCAAAGTAGTACCAATTTTCACTGCTACTTGATTATTTTTACGTTCTTTAATCTGATCATCACCAAAGAAAGCATTGCCCAAAACAATCTGATTGATATACATGTTTTGAGGAATATTAGGCTCTAGCGTTTTGATAATTAAATCAAGAGGCTCTTTAGGATCATCAGAGAAGCTTACTTGTCCACTTACAAGGACTCTTGAATTAGGCTGCCAACCCTTGAATGCTTTGAGCTTGGGTCCTTCATTGTTGTAACAGAGAAGCCTAAGCTTGACCTCTCCGTTGCTATTAGCAGAAGGCACGACAGCATTTGCAACACAATAATCGATGCCAGCAAATGTAATTGTATCTGATGAATGGGATTTGAGTTCAACAGTTGCTGTAATAAAGTTCATTATGACCAATATTAGTTTTACCAGTTCTCATACTACATCCCCAGATTGCTTATCCGTGGGCCACATAGCATTTGCAACTGTAGGAACATTTTCTTTTAAGATCTCCATACAATTGAGAGCGATCTTTGTGTGTTCCCATTGCGTACCATGCCATGCTCTTAAGTCGCAGTAATGCAGCCAACTGCGGATGGTGCCTGACATATACAACCTTGTAGTTGTATTTAAAGGCAGTACAGACCGAGCACATTCCTTAGCAACTCCGTGACCTAGCAGCTTGTTATAGAGAGCTTTAGATTCCTCGAAGTGTTTACTTATACTGTGCTGCAACCGATCTTGCACAGCAACATTTAAATCGTCTATGGAGTTTTGTCTGTTTGTTGTGTCCTGACGACGTAAATGTGGAAGGTCCAGATCCATAGCTACTGCATAGCGCTGGGAGAACTCTTGAAATGAGAAAGATCTGTGTCTGAGAATTTGCGGGCTAATAGCTCTTGTAGTCTCGATCTCGACGCAGAGACTTGCCATCTCAAAGGGAGACCAGTGGCTATGTCTGATGAGATATTTGAGCAGTCCTTCGACATTTGGATTATCCTCGTTATTTGGGTTTGATACTCTTGCTATTTTACCAATTAGCTTTTCAGCGTCAGGTGTTATCCATACAAGTTTAGCTTCATGCATATTTAGCAATTAGTTTACGTAATTGTTTCATTGTTAGTTGTGATCCGTAGCCAGCTACAATCAACTGCAGTCTAGCTATCAGGTCCGACTTCTTTTGAGATTTTGCCATATAAATTAGGTCTAATGCGGCCGTAACCGGATTCAATAGAGTGAATAGTACCAGTGTCTTTTAATTTGTCATAGTAGTGATCAAAGATATCTACTTTTGTATATGCACGGACAGCGTGAACTTTGAGATCATCTTTTTCTGTGAAAGTTACTAGATGAACGTCTGATGGAAGTGTTGAATCATCAAAGTTATCAATGTCAACATCATCGGCAATAAATTGTACTTTTGTCATGCATATTGCGGCAAATTAATATTGTTTGTCTCGAAGAACGCAGGCATTCTTGAGCTGCGAGTTTCAATTAGTCCTGCTGCTTTACCTTTGGAATACAGGTGATCTGAATTAGTCATCCAGAAATTGCCTGAAAGGTAGCGACTTTCGTGCTTTGCTTGCAGAGGTTGCAGTACCCAGGCAATCGTGGCACGACGAAGAGCATTCATCTGCTTATCAGACTTGAGCCCCATTTGCTCGCAGACTAAAGTGTTAGCCGCGACATGGGTCTGTTCGTCACGTGAGATATCTGCACTAGTTGTACGCAATCCCGTGTCACCTAAGAATCGGAAGATCGGCAGGAGCACGAAGAACACGGATCTTTCAAGGACCACAGCTTTGAGAACAGGGTGCCTATCCAGTTCCAGCCACGTTTTGCATATATGGGCAGCTTCTCGCTCAAACTGAGCTGGTACCTTGTGGGCTCGTGCTGCATAATTAAGTGCAATGTCATGCTTGTCTTCATCCTCTACGTTTGAGATAAGTAATTCTTTGCAGCCTTTGACATCAGGGAGATCACCTTTCATAGCTTCACTAATGAAGTCACCTACAGGGATCTCAAGGCATCTCAGTGCTAATGCACGTTGAATGACTTCTTCACCACCTTCGAGGAGAGTACCGGCGTCAATCTGTACTGGAGTCCAGGTACGCTTGCGCTCATGCAAATGAATGTAAGGGGTTTCTGCTTTCATGTTTTTAGAAATTTGGTTTACTCAGCGCAGCCAACGCAAGTGTCAGGGCCATTAAATAGTTCTTCAATCTCTTTATCCATATCTTGCATTTCTTTGCTGTCCCACTCATCAAAACCAAACATAGTTCCAAAGTCGCCATCGAGTGCAGCTAATGCATCATCTTTGGCTTGAGTATTTTGCATTACTTGCAGAGAGTAATACATACTGGTCTGAGGTGAGTTGATCCACTCTTCAATGAACTCGTTGGTGTATGAAACAACGTCTGACCATGTGTTGTAACTATAGCCGTGAGCAAGACCTGTTTGATTAATCATTTCCATGATTCCATCAACAACTCTTTTATAGACATCGAAGCCTACCTCTTCAGCTGTTTCAACATTGCCGTAGTCAAATGTTTCAACACCAAATGTAGAGCTGTCCCTATCAACATTACGCCCGATCGGCGGTGCGATTTCGGGGGTAGTTGTATAGCCTGCTCGGTCTGTATAGCGATAGGAACAACTAGCAGTAGGAGCAATAGCAAACGCACGGTCCATATTGGCCTCACGTGCTACAGCAGCTGCTGAGTTAATTCCTTTTTGAAGTGCTTTCACTATATTAAGTGCAGGTTGAGTCACCATCATTTCCCACTGTTCGTGGTTGTTAAACTCAAGTGCATCAGCGAATTGTGAGTAAGTAACACCCTCAAGAGAAAGCAGATTCGCTAGGCCAAGGATGCCTAAGCCAACTTGCCGATCTTCTTCTTGAGTTAGGTATTCACCTGTACTCTCTACACCCGTTTTACCATGCAGATTTACAAGCTCTTGCATGCCATCAGTAAAGGCTTGTGGTAACTCATCGAGAGTACAACCAGCGACATTAATGTGCTCAAGCAAACAAGTGCCACGGCTACGCAGGAAGACTTCAAGGCAAACGTTCGCGTGAATTCGTTGACCATCTTGATCGTGACGAATCTTGGCTAACCAGATATCTCCTCTAGCGATTCCTTTGAGAATTTCTTCTTTTACTTCATCACTTGTGCTTTGCCATAAAGGCATAGTCAAGTTGATGCACCTCTTAGCCCAAGGCAGTTCAGACCTAGGGCAATTGACAAACTCAAGGATGTCCGGGTGCGAGATGTCTAGGTGAAGGACCACCGCACCGTTCTTGTAAACACCACCTCTACGGAGCTGTTCGTTAAGGCAGCTATATATCTTGCCAAAGCTGACTGGGCCACTTGCAACGAGCCCTTTGCCGTTATCAATGCCTGCAGCTCTGAGCTTATAGAGGTGTATCGCAACGCCTGCTCCATAGCGAAGGGCGTGTGAGCAGAATCTCCACGATGCCTCTATTCCATTAGGACCAGTCATCGAGTCTTCCACCACAAAAACTGTGCATGAAACTGGTAAACGACTGGTGGGATTATCGATCCAGTTTTGAACCCGACCTGTGCGGGCAATTGCTTTATTACTTTCCATTTGTGTCGTAGTGAGTAGGTGTTAATTCAGGGATACAGTCTTCAAGCGAAGGTGGTTTGTAGTTTGGACCTTTTAAAACCTTGCCGTCTTCTCTGTAAATCGGGTTACCTTGTGTATCTAGTTTACTTAGATTACTCTCATAAACGAGGTCCATTGCTTTATCAAGATCTATATTAAATGCAGCTGCAAACTGATAACAAACGAATACTAAATCTGAAAGCTCTTTAATGAGATTCATTCTAGTAGTTACGTTTTCAGGATCTGCGTAGCATTCATCGATTGCATCAAGAAGCTCTTTGCCTTCTTCCCGAATTAGATCTTTCTGCATGTCCCATAGTTTCTTTTTAATGAAACCGTATCTAGAAATGTTTGGCAACATCTCTTGTCCAAAGATTTTACGAAACGCAATTGCTTGTTCAAGAAGTGTCATTTATTTTTCACGGAGGGTAATACGTCCACGATCTAAATCGTAGGGACTTAATTCGACTGTTACTCGATCACCAACTAGTAGTTGGATCTTTCTCGTAATTAATTTACCGGAAGCACGGCAGAGGCATTTGTGACCAGTTGGTTCTTCCAATTCAACATTGAAATATCCATTGCCACTCTCTTTAAATATCGTGCCCTTTGCTTGTATTACATTAGCTTTTTTGCTCATGTTTTTTAGTACTGAAATATAGTTTGTAGTATTTAGAGCACAGCGCTTTAATAGCTGCTCTGTCTTCGAATTCTTCTAGGTCTTTTAAATGAGCAGAGCAGCCTTCTAGTTCTCCGATAAGGAGTAAATATTTAACTGCTGTCATTAAAATCCTTTAGCCTTCCCCTTCTTTCTTTTCTTTTTCTGAATTATTAAATTGTCAGGAGCCATTTGAATCAATTGTTCATCTGTGTTTTTATCAAGCAAATCACAGATGCGATCTACGGCATGGGCAAAGATCCCTGCTTTAGATGTTTTGTTGAGCATATGAAGAGCTAAATCAAAGATAAACTCTTCTCTTTCATGTTCTGTCATCAATTGGTGGAAAGTTGTAGTAGTCTTTGAGTTCTAAATAGATGTGATCAGCACCAGCTAGGAAGCGCTCATTAAGCGCCTCCCAGATCTTCGGTTCAGGATCCTCATCATTGTCGATCACTAAGGTGTAGACGTATCGCATTTTGTGTAAGTAATGATGTACCTATATTGAATGTTGCCTCTTGAATCAAGCATTGTTTGGTGAGTTAATTCACCATCCAATAGCTTAACCACATTGTCCAGTTGTTGGGTTATGCCAAGATTCTGGTGTTTCATTCATCCATTCCTTAGTACGTTCAAGTGTAGGGATAGCAAGACGTATCCCAGGTGTTTCTTTCTCAAGCTCTGGATTCATATCAATCCAGGCTTGGATGTAGTCTTCAGCTTTCATAGTTCAGTCATTGATTTGTATTCATAAAGAATGTCTTCATCAGTCCATCCTTCAAGCTCTTCTGTGTAGTCAATAAGTTTTTCTCTCAAAAGATCTTTAAAATCAATACCGTCTACCCACTGTTCAGCGATGTAGGCGGCCATTTCGTCGCGTGTCATTTAGCACCTTTAGTTTTACGTGGACGGCGGTCTTCTGGATCCATATCAAGGTCATCACCGCTGTAGCTCATAAGAACTTCGGTGAGATAATCTTGCTCCTCTTGCTCTCTTTCGTTGGGTTGCTCAAGACGAGCACGAAGAGAAAGCCA